TCCCAGCAACAATTGTTTTTGTTTTAACATCAGTGGCTACACCAGTTTGATTAATCGTTTGTTTTGCAGTATAGATAACTTTTAGTTGAACAACAGCTGAGGTCTTAGCATCAATTGTTGCTGACCTTCCATCCCCCGCAATAGTAACACCTCTGCTTGTTCCATCAGTATTACTAAATCCTAAATATTGTCCATCTGATATTGTTGTATCTGACCCCCTGTCATTAACAACTACTACAAAAGTCTCTTCTGCCTGGGTTGATGAAAGTGCTCCAGTAACATCAAATATAGCATTGCCTGTTGGAGCTAATGTTGCAATTCCCACACCTGTAGTTGATACAGTTGCAGCAGTTTTAAAAGTATATTGATATTGAGAAACCGATTTGAGAGGTTGATTCGGAATAGGAAACACCAAGGAAGTTAATTCGGATTCTCCCAATACTGTATTTGAAAATACATCTTTATTATTCCCACCAAATTTAGAGAGTTCATCTACATCTGCATAAGCAAGTCTTGCTTCTGTATTAGATGAAGAAACAGACTTAATGTCTTTTGGCTGAAATGAAATATCATAAGTAGTATTCAGGTGTGTATCAACAGCCAGACCAGTTGACCCCCCAACAAATGTTGGACTTTTATCTAAATCTTCATCAAGGGTAAGAATTATATTATCTCGCTGAACGGTAGTACCAATTATTTTTCTTGTGTATGTATCAGATGTTATTGAAGACTCTAAATTAGAATTTGTTGGAGAGGCACCATCGTTAGCCTCAATAACAAGTCTTCCAGATGTCCGCATTTCGTTACGTGGGCCTGGAGTAGACTCGTGAAGCCCGTCTACAGGGTCTTCTAAAGCAATATTATAAATTGCATTTGCAGATGGTGCAGTTTGTCCAGCTATTGCAGTAGAACCTTGAGTATCCCCCCCTCCAACCGCTGATGCGGTAGGAGTTCCTGTATTGTCTTCACCTTGAAAAAAGTTTACGTCTGGAATTGTAACTTTTATTGTTGCACCATTATAAACATCTGCTATCTTTGATAATGCTTCATAAGAAGTATTTGCCGAACCCCCACCTATCAAATAACCCCTATCCATATGCTCACCATATGCACTAGCGATTGTTATCTTATTTTTGTTTTGTTCAATTGTTTTTGCAGTGTCATCCCATGTTGAAATGTCTATATCAGCAGTATCTTTATACAAATGGATAGCTCTTGAAATATCCGCAACTGTTCCAGTTTTATTATTAGATGTTTTAATGTCATAAAGATACATCGTGTAGTCAGAATGTGAATGAGTAGTATTTCCTGTATTAGAAGAAAGAGCCAAGAAATCCATGTCTCTTACACGAGCGGTTCCAATTTTTGTCTGGGATAGAAATTTTTTATATTGAGTACCATAGGTGCTATCACTTGCACTCGTACCAGATGTATTTTGAGATGCAGCATCTGCACAATGAAGGTCAACAAGGGCGTGGGTACTAATATCAAAGAATCCATTAGCAATTTTTACATTAAGTTTATTCCCTATTGAAGTAGAAATCCCCACTGATGTTACTGTTTGTGTGTCTCTACCCTTATCAATTGTAATATACTTAGTGCCGACACTATCATATTCATAGCCTTTGACATAAGCTTTTCCAGATTCAAGACCAGCAGAAAGTTTACTCTCAAAAGAAATAATTGTATTTCCATTTTGAACTTGAAGGGCCGTATCGGTTACTAATGTGTTTGCTGAACTTAGAGTGGTAACTATAGCTGTTTGAGCAGTATTACTACTCAAGCGAATAACATCATTAACCTTTACCTCATTTAAAAAATCAGTACCGATGCCCTTGAGATTTACCGAAGATTCTGTAACATCAGTATTTGAAACTCTACCAGTAACTCCGCGATGGTCTACAAGTTCCAAATTAAAAGGAGATATGGTATAGTCTCCAGATTCATCATGAGTTCGTCTAGCTAGAGTTCTTTCTAATTCTGAATATACTGGATATTTAACTTGATCAACTTTGACACCATTATCAACTTTCAATAATTGATAAAAATTAGCATCTGCAGCTGCTTCAACATCATCTGCAGAGGAGAATGTTTTAGAACTAAGAGTTAATTCAATCTTGTATCTTGTTGCGCCCTGAGCAGCATAATTGTATGCACCCTGAGCTGGATCAAGTAGAGTGGTATCGCTGTCTGAAGTTACAATACTTTCTGTAGTCTGAAATCCAACTCTATATGAAGGAGTATTACTATATTTTTCTAAGATTAATGACTCTGCATCTTTAAATATAAAAAAACCACCGACATAAAACACACCCGAAGAACAACTAACAACTGATCCAGCTCCAACCGAATCAGCAACACCAGACGCTCCAGTTGCACTGACTGTATTTGCCTGTGTAGTAGTTCCTGTTACGGTAAGAGTTTCACCATCATTAAATTCAGTTGAACTTTGAAACTGCACCATCAAAGTTGGTTGGTCTGTTGTTGAAGAAGCGGCAGTAGCCACAACTTTAGCTGTAGCGTTTGATGCCCCACCTGTTATGGTTGTATTCTCAAAATCAGTAATTGTTAAATCAGCACCCGCAAACTGTGTTTCAAGCTTAACAGATTTTATTTGATTGTCATAATTAAGATCACACCCCAAAACAATACTACCCTCGCTAAAAGTATGTTTACCATATCTCTCAACCTGTTTTTGAAGAATAGTTTGAAGTTGAGTAACCTCTCTAGCCTGTACAGCATATCCAGGCCTAAAAAGAACTCTATAAAATCCTTTAGTTTCATCGTAATCATCATAATACGGATTTACATCAAAATCTGTAGTAAGTGCCATCTATATTTCCCTAAAATGAATTGTGATAATCAGAATTCTATGATAAGTTTCACATCTTCAATCTGATCGTTTGCTCTTGTAACAGGGGAACGATTCTCTACATAGAGAACATCACCACTAAATCTCTTCAAGTCTCCACCTGTAACTGAACCCGCATCATTTGCTGTTGCCGAGGCTCCAGACCCAGCACCTAATTCATTATTTAATGTATTAGCAGCAATGATTTCTGATGTAGTAAAATATCCATAAATGCTGTTATATCCAGCAGTTGTAGAATTTCCAGCTGGAACAATATCAGTTAATCGTAGAGTGTTATTACTTGTAAAGTCAACCACTCTTCCTGTGCATCCAGAAGTCGCTCCAGTTACTAATTCATCAGCAGCATACTGAGTACCATTCCATGTTTTAAGAACGACAGTTGTTGCTTGGTCTATGACTGAAGCAGTAGAAACATCACCATTTGCATATTTGGGTTGAGCTACAATACCCACCTTACGAAAATCATTATTGGTTGTGAAATTATTTGATTCCGAATATTCAAGTCTAGCATTTGTAAGAATATAATATCCACCAAGTTCTTTTATAGCATCAGAACCATGACCACCAACTGGGCCGACAATTGGAGTCAGAGATGTTGGAGATATTGTTAATCCAGTTGTATTTGCTACAATAGAAATAGAAGCATTAGAATAATTATTCCCAACTGAAATAACAGAAATAGCATTAATTCCACCAGTTGTAGTATTAACAGTTGCTCTTACATTAGCCCCCTGGCCGTCACCAGAAATTACAACTTTAGGCCCGACTGCATATCCATCACCCGCTGCGGGCGCAACAGATAATGCGGGAGTGAATGTTAATGTTGTAGTACCATGATTGTAAGCGGTAATTGTTCCACCCTTTCCACTCTGGGAACCACTAGTAAAATAAATATCAGAATTTACAATAGAATTTGTAGCAAATCCTGCAGTAGCACCAGATATTTTTATTGTAGATGTTGTTGGTGTGCCGGTAATTGTTCCAACCTCACCTTGATAGCCAGACCCTCTTGTAGAAATCTTAACTACTTCAATTGCACCATTTCCACCATTTGTTGCTGCAACTGCTGTTTCAACATCATATTGATTCTGGCCAGGAGAACTGTCATTAGTATTAGCGAGATAATCATTCGCTCTTCTTACTGTACGAACAGGAATATAATTTGGTGTAACAAACTTTAAAGCATCTGATGCTGAAATTTGATACAAAAATTTCCATTTATAACCATCGGCAGTTGAGATAAGACTCGTTCCAGTTCCAGTTGGTTTTACCGTGGATGTTGTACCAACAGCACCGCCTGAAGTTGTTTCATTATTAGCAAGACATTTATAGACATTAAATTCGTCTGTCATCACAAAGAAATCTTGACTAAAAAGATCCGCCTCCGTATCTGTATAAGCAAAATAACTAGTATTATTAGTCCAGTTTTTTCTGGGAATGACATGAGACACATCTGAAGAAGAAATCTTCTTTGCGGCAATCATATCACGCCAATGCTCATAGTGTGTGTTAGCTACAGCATCGGTTGGTGATGGTGGAGCAGAGTCATCACTCCACGCTGTGGTTTTACCTATAAATAGGTACATATTTGTATTGAGGAGCCCGCTAGCGTCTGAAACGGCCGCACCAGAGGTAGCAGTCACCTCATCAAATGCCTCCACAAATTGTTTGGCATTATGAATACGAAATTTATTAGTTACTAAAGCAGGCATTGAGTATCCTCCAAAAACTTATTAAAATTATTGTTCTTATATATTTAGTCAAGAAGGAACTACCTCTAAAGTTCTTGTCTTGACTGTTGCATCCAAAATTGGATATAATTCTTCACCGCTAGATACCTTTAAGAATGTATTATTTGCGATATAATCTATTCTATAAAGTTCTTCTTCATTATATAACATTTTACCTTCATAATATCCTATAGGCTCTAAGAGAAGAGTATAATTTTCTTCTTGTGCAAGATATGTATCATCTTCAAGGAGAATAAGATTCTCATCCTGAGTCAACTCTCCATCTTCTACAAGTAACCTTTCTCCATCTTCAAGCACAATATCATTTCCAAAAATTTCATCCGCCTCACGAATTTGCATGGATTCAAATGGAGTAAATCTACTCTTAAATCCATCAATCATAAAATGATACATCCTGCCCGAGTCATTAAAGTATGTATCATCAGCAGAATGTTCTGTTTCACAAGTTTCCATCTTCAAAACTCCTTCATCATCCAGCGAACGCGAATCTCTTCCATATCTCACTGTATAAACTTGTGGAGTGGAATTACCATAATCTCTCTTAATCTTCTCTCCATCAACTTCATCTAAAAGATAGCTTGTCGTATCATTTCCAATTACAGCTACATCTATATCTTCATCTTCAGATTCAAGAAGAATTGAACCATAATCAACTTGAAGTAGAAAATCTTTTCCAATATCCGAATCATACTGAGAACCAGCCTGTATTACCTGGCCTGTTTCCCCATCTGAGAATATGATTTGAGCATTATCTCTGACTCCGTGGGGGAATCTATCTAGTCCCTGTATTTCAACTTCAACGGTAGTCTTTGCTACTATGCCCGTTTCACTCACGAGCTGATTTCCATTTTCTGCAACCAGATTAGAATCAGAATATATTGGATTGTCTGTTTGAAAAGTAAATGGTGCTGTTCCAGCAGGTCTATTATCATTTGTAACCGTTATTGTTCCCGTGCTGTCTGTCATAGCATAATGGTCTTCATGTAAAAGATGTATTGGGTGACCATCAACTGTGCTCTGCTCTAAAATCCATCTATTCGCACCAATGAATTCATCCTCAGCGATTTCAACACATAATCCTTCTGGAATAAGTGTGCCAACTCCTTCATTTCCAAATGTCGTATAATCCTCAAGAATTATTTCACCACTTTCAAATCCCTCTAATCCAAGACTTGGAACAAACTCTGATATCTTCAAATCATGAGTAATGCTGCCTACAGCTTTAAGAACCTCATCACAAATATTATTTGTAATATGTTCTAATTGAAGATTATCCCCACTCTCTGTAAGATAGGGCCTTCCCAGAACAGATGGTGTAAAATCCTCCATCTGAATTTGAAAATCTTCTTCAAGAGCAATACTAGATTCATCAACAATTATATCAAGATAATCTTCATGGATTAATCTTCTGTTATTACTTTGTACAGAATCGTCTAATGCAATAAGGTCTTGAGAATCTTCTGCGACAATATGTTCAAAAACTCTATCATCGGAATTTTCAAAGATAATTAAATCAAGTTGCGAAGTAGTACTTTCAAGTTCAATATACTGAACTTCTTCATCTACTACATGCTCTTGTTGTAGGACTTTTCTATCATTGCCTTCAATTATAATATTACTACCATTTTCTGCAATTAGATTCATCCAATCTTCACGTTCCAATATTATTGGGGCATTAAAATCATCAGCAAATGATGTTCCAGTTCCCTCTACTTGAGATTTGCGTGTATATTCTGCTCTCAAGAAAGCTCTTGATTCTCCATCAAGAGGGTCAGTCTTGTCTATTGCAAAATATGAATTAGGATCGTGTTCCAGAACCAACGAATCTCCACTTGCAGATAAAAGATTATCAAGGTCAAAATCTGATTCTGAGACAAATCTTTTACCATCCTCAGAAAGAAGTTCAAAATCATCACCACTTATGAATGTAGCAGTTCCTTCAAGTTTTCTTGTATAACTTGCTACAGCTTCACCCTTGGAAGATGCATATTTCAGGCCTTCCATTCGGGTCTGAGCAGAGATTGGTAATATTTCCGCAGACTCGCCAACTAATCTATCTCCACCTTCTGTGAAAAACCCATCTTTCACACCCCCAAGACCTGTTATATCATGTTCTGTTAAAAGTCTAAATTCATCTGCATGCTCTTCTCTAGAATTGGGAATAATTTCTACTTCTCTATAACTAATGACTTCATCAGTCATCGTATCTTCCATGGCCATATAGACAGGGAACATTCCATTCGTGTCTTCAAGCATCAATAAATCAAAATCAAAGCCTTCTGTCTCTGATGGCTGAACTTCTTCTGTCAATAAAAGACCACCATCTTGAAGAAGAAGATTTCCTGTTTCACCAGCTTTACCATGAAATGGATCTGTCGCAACAATATTATTTCCATCTTCTGTTGAAATATTTTCACCAGCTTCTGTGAGAAGATCCATTTGAAGTTGATATTCAAGACGGATATTCGCTGGAAGGTCTGTTTCCAATCTCAACTGACTGCCAAAACCCATATCAATATGGACAGCTCCTAATTCTTCATCTGGAAATTCAATCTGAGGAATAAAAAAGCCACGAGAGTCATCTCTATCTGTAACTGTTATTCTATTATCATAAAAAACTTCATCCGTTTCATAAGCAACATAATTTGAAAGATCATCAGCATCGTATTCAGAGCCTAATACAAAAGTATTCGCGGTTTGGTCAGTCTCAAGCACATACGTAGCACTTTCATATAATATTCTTCCACCACCAGAACTAGTTTCAAATATTATGTTATATTCTAAATCATTATTCTCTAATGTTATATCATCTAAATTGTCTTCCGTTTTAATTTGAACAGTATCAGCTATTGGCTCAAATAATACATAATTATCTTCCTCTGCCTGTTCCTCAAGTTCAAGATTAGAATCATCTTCCTGAATTATAGAATTATAAAAGTCTTCATGCATAATTTTGGATTGGTCATCCTCAAGAAGAAGATTATAATAAGTAACAGCGCTTAATGCAATATCTGACTGAAACTTAATATTATCTACACCAGGCGATTCTGGTACTAGATTATCCCCACTTTCAGTATGTAGCCAGTCTCCATAATGTTGAATCACAACTTCTTCAGTTCCAATAAAATCACCCAAACCTTCAAGACCAATTCCAGCATTATCTTGTTCCAAAAGTAAATCAAAATCTATGCCTGGAAACTCCATCTTATTATCTATTGCAGTAGGTGGAGTTAATATAATATTTGGTGCAGAAGATGAACCTATCTGGGTATTTTGTGAAGCTGTATTTTGATTTGCTAATGTTATTCCCAAAGTCTTGAATGAAGGAACATTAATTGTATTTGCAACCTGTGCTGTATTAGCTTGAGTATGTTCAATAGTTCTTGCAGCAGAATTCATTAATCCAGCAGTTGCATTGACATACATAGAAACTTCACCAAACATCGCTAGACCAGCTGGATGCACTAAATCAAGAATCTTATTTCTATATGTCGCCACATCAACATCTGTCTTAATGACATAAGAAAAATCTTGATAATAATAATTGTCCTGTAGTTTCCCCTGTGCACTCAGAAGGCCTCGCGTCCCAGTAAAATAACCATCATATTCTGCAAGAGCTCCCAATTGAGCGGTTAATATTGCATTTCCATCGCCCACCTGAGATGCATCTATCGTTGGAGCAGAAGTATATCCAGCACCAAAATTATAAATTGAAATAGCTTGAATAGCACCAATAGCAATAGATGCAATTGAAATAACAGCATTATTACCATTGATTCCAGTATTAGTCCAATACGTATTTGTTGAAGCTAAATTTGATGTAATTACTCTTCTAGTTAGAAGACTAGTTTCAGCATCTGTATCTGATGGTGCACTTGGTAATGTAACCGTGAATACAGAAGTATTAGTAACAGTTGCAACTGTATGTATATTATTGTATTTGTTCGCAGAAGAAGTTGCTTTTTCAGAACCCGAAATTTGTATTTTTTGATTTGCACTAAAACCATGAGCATTTTGTGTAAGTGTGACTGTAGTTGCTGGAGAACCAGAAGTTACCAAATTAGCAGAAACAAAGTCTCCAATCAATACAGGAGTTTCAGACACATCGTTTGTGTATGAAGTAATGGTATCAGTTGCAGAAAAGTTATTTGCCCCAGACATCTTAACTCTGAGTACCGTGTTCCCTGTAGAAACTGAAGCTGTAGGCTCATCAATAAAATCTAAAACAACGCCGGAAACTGTATTACCCTCATTCTTGATAATTGTATTTCCAGAGAAATCATTTGCAATAGCAGAATTCAAAGTTAAGAATATTGAATTTGCTCCAAACTTAGCTGGGTCATTATTATATGAAACTGAGGTATTATTAGCAACTGTTACAACTGGAATACTAGCATATCCCTGACCCGAAGATAAAACTTGAATAGAACGTATAGAACCAACAGCAGTAGTTGTTCCTGTTAAAGCCCCATAATACGTATTTGATGTGACTGATGCTGGAGTATTAGAAAATGTAATATTCGCACCTGTATCAGATATTACAGCATTGTATCCATTTGCTGCCATAGCAGAACCAGCACTATCTTTTTGAGTATCAAAGACTTGAATTTCATCTGTGTTAATGAAATTTTTAGTAGCCGATATACCACCATGAGCATCAACATAAATAGAACCTAAGGCATAAGTAACCGCGGCTCCCGCAACAGAAACTACTGTACCAAATTTGGCAGTATCTCCATCATGATTGTTGATGGTAGCATTTGATTCTCTATCTAATTCGTTAGTTCCATGTTCAGTAAATAAATGATTTCCGTCTTCTGTTAAAAATCCACCCCGCTCGGATATAAAGAGAAAATCTCCCTTCTTTGGAGCTGTACCTGTAAAGGCTGCACTAAATGTTGTCGTGGAATTTGATAATAAATGGTCATTAGCAGTATTATCTTCAAAATTAGAAGTGAAGGATGCAGCGTTTAATCTATCATCCTTAACTAAGTTGATAATAGTAGAAGTTGTAATGACATTGGCTGTTGGAACAATTGTCTCAATTCTAGCCGATGCCCCACTACCACCAGTACCTTCATTTACAAATGTTACAGTATCGCCAACCGCAAAACCATCACCACCATCTATAATATTAAAATCACTAATTGTAGCATCAGATACCGCTGATACTTTAGCAGCTGCTTCCGTTCCAGCACCACCAGAAACAACAAGATCCTGACCAACTTTATAGTTTGAACCACCATCTGCTACTACAATATCTGAAAGTATTCCAGTAGTGGTAGCAGAACCATAATCACCATTTGCATCTGCAGTAGTTGTGGTGATTGTTTCGTCAGCAATAAAAGTACTATATCCCTCAGTTGCATTGTTAGCATCAACCTGAGATAGATAAAGTTCCGAAATGATTGTAGCACCAACTTGATATGTCTGAGTTCTTTCAACTATAGCTGTAACATTTGATGTAGAACCTTTAACTATTCTTCCCTCAAATACAAGAAAATTATTAGCTAAATCATTATCTATTTTTAATGTTGTATCAAGAGTCCATCTTCCATCCGATAATCTAAGAATATCTGTACTTGGATAATAAAAAGAGACATCTTCTTTGCCATACAATAATCTAAAAATATACTTGAATGAATCCTCATTACCTTTTGCTCTATAATAGTCTTTGATATTTTTTAGAATTTTATTTTTATCTGCCAACATCCCTTGAGGCATACCATCTAAAAATTCTTTTCGGAAAAGTTCTACAAATCCGGCGGGGGCTTTATCTATATCTTGAAAGGATTTTAAATTTCTAGCAGCATTGAGAGGCTGTCGTGTATACGTGTTAACTGTAGCGGTTACTCTGGAAGACTGCCCCTCTATTGATTCACCAATTTGAAAATTGCCATTATTTGTTTCTTCAACAAAGGTTTTTGTATCACCATGTTTCCCTCTAACAATACCCTTAGCCCCAGAGCTCTTACCCTCTATTGTTTCACCACTTAAAAATTGAGTCCCTTGTCTATTTGGATTTTCAAAGTCTACATATTCCGTGACTGTTGAATTAGAAGTTTCAATAGTGATGTATGGAGTAGTATTTGCAATGGTAACATTACCACCCATCCCCGAATGATTATTACAATAATAATAGAGATTGGTATTGGCTAGGTCTGGTTCAATGTAGACTGAAGTTTGAGCAGTAGCTGTTCCTGGCGTTCCCCAAGCAACAACAAAGACACCATTGGAATATTCCTCTCCGCCCGGCGTGTGTCTACCATCGGGAATTGTAGAAATTCTGAGTTTGTGGCCTACATTTGTAGCATCACTTTGGTCAAAAATATAAGTGGTTCCAGTATTAACACTGAGAGTAGGAGAAACTGCACCATCAACATAAAATTTATTTGCCGCATTACTATATGCATTATTACCAGTAGTGACAGTAACAGTGTATGTTACATCATCAACTTCCTGTATGGGCTTATCTTCATTTAAATTTACATTAGTAATAGTGAGAAGATTGAGCTCCATGAACTCATAATATTTCTCAACAAATTTTGTAAATTGGGGATGATTTTGTTGGACAAATTGAGGTAATAACTCCTCAACCTGAGTATATATGGCCCCTCCGTCTAAACGCATTAGTATCCCGAGCTAGAGGTTGATGTTGTCTGTACTATAGTAGCTCTTCCAGTTCCAACCGTATCAATCATGGTTATTGAAATATCATTATTAGATATCAATAAAATTTGTTCCCTAAAAGGATTAACATCATTTGAAGAAGGTTCAACTGTTACTGAAACATTTGCTGTACCATCGGCAATTGAAGTTGGAGCAAATGAAGTAAGAGCAACAATGCCATCAGTGTAACTTACTGTCCCTACATTATTAGCTACAACTACCCTATCAACGCCAGAAGTTCTATAAACTTGTAAAATTCCATCTTTGTCTTGTAATGCACAAGAAGTCCTCCCAATACCAGAATCATCTTCATGACTGAATTCTGTACTTGAAATTGAAATATCGGTATTTGATTCATTTTTAATTTCATTTGAGAATTTCAAAGAATAGGAAGACGATACCCCCAAAGTTGGAGTAAATGATCTCCTTAATTTGACAGATGTTAAACTACTTTCTATAGCAGTTTCTGTTTGGTCTATTTGCTTAATTAAAGGAGAATATCTAAATTGATTAGCAAACAAGCCTAAGTTTGAAACACCATACTGATATATTGTATTTGTTATAGAATTTTTTATAGATTCTGCAGAAATTGTTGTCTTTGTTGAATCATATTTAATAGAGGATGTAATAGTAATATACATATAATCTGGGTCAACAACCTCTGGAGTAATTGACACCACATTTCTATTTCCCAATACAGTATCCGCAATATATGCTTTGGTAGATGTAGAAAGAGATAATCCTGTTTGTGGTTTTACAGCTAGATATACTTTTCCATATACTGGTGGGTCATTCTCCTCACCACCCCACGCGACAATAGATTCTGCTGCTGGATAATCTCGTTCAAGGAGTCTCTTATAATCATTGATTGTCACCGCTCTATTCTGTGCTTGATAATTCTTAGGGGCATTAAATTTTATTGTATTAATACTATCTCGCTCTGCTCCACCAACTCCATTAGTTAAAGTAGTTACAGTTGCATTTGAATACCCCCCTATCCCACTCACAGGAACAAAAGTCTTAGCGCCATTTGGTTCAGCTCCATCTGCGACTAATGAAGATAATATTATAATATTTCCTGTAACTGGTTTTCTTCCTACTACACCATCTCCAAAAGTTACATCATATCTACCAGTTTCATCTTCTTCTAAAAAATAAACATTTGCTGTGGAATTGACAGCAGTTGTATCGTTTGCAGAAGTATATGTATACAAATTTGCATTTGTAGCTGAAGTTTGAATTTTAACTGTAAGAGTACTCGTATCTGTATTGGCGTTTGGTAAAAGATATTTCTGGTCTGGGTCTATAGTATTTGCCGTATACTTATGAGTTAATGGTGTTCCTTGTGTCAATTCCACATTCGCTGTGGTGTAAATACCATTTGCATTGATATTAACAGTGGCAGAATTTGCAGTACAAAACACATAACTAATACCATTTACTGATGATGTAAATTGAGTATTTTTTTCAATGATTATGGTGGCTGGAGAATCAGCTGGAGTAATGGTGATATCAACAAAGGCTTTAGCACCTTTCTGAGATACTGGCGTGTATCCCATGTGCTTAGCTCTTGAAACAACTGAACTACGAATTGTTGCTGTGTCCAGAAACATTTCATTCGCGACCATATTCAAATAAAAAGCATTATAGTGGGTATTGTAGGCCAGAAGATCCAAAAGGACTGACAATGCTGAAGCATCAAAATTATAATCCGAAAATTCATTCTGATCACTTAAAAAATTCTTGAGGTTAGTTTTGATAGTATCAAAATCTAATTCAGATACCTCTAGTTTTGAAGCAACATCTGACATGGTTATCTCTCTCTAGTTAAAAATAGTTCCAGAGTTTGGTCTTCAATTTGGTTCACTAATCTAAAAATTACAGCAACTCTGTAGCGGTTGTATTCTGGTTCTGACTTTATACCAATTTCTAATAACTGTGCCCTGTCTTCCCATGCTGTAATCGCTGCTGTTATCTCATTCTCAAGTCTTTCAATTGTCAAATCAGTCATTGGCTCAAAGAGTAAATTTTTTACACCCGAACCTAATTCTGGATTAAAGAGTCTTTCTCTATTTTCGGTAAGCAAGACATTAGATATTCCTCTTTTTACTGAATTTGTGTCACCAACAGTAGCAACATCACCAGTAACAGGATTTGAAATAAAATCAAAATCTAAGTCTCGGTATCCCTTTGAGTATGTAGGCATATTTCCTTTATATTTATTTAGTTGAATTAAACAGACTGAAAACTCAAACCAAGAAGTCCACCCAATTTCTCAAGGGGGTCTATTCCATTAATTTCTGTAGATACAAGTAAAAGTCCCATACTAAATTTGTAGGTAGCATCTGGTGCACCACCCGAACCTGTTAAGGCTGATTTTATCGCATCATTACCACCATTTGTCTTAATTGGTAATAAGTAAATTCCAGCATTCGGAAGGCCTACAGTCAATAGATTAAGAAATGCTGTAATTCTTGCTAAAATTCCTGTAAGATAATCTGTTAAATCGTCTATAGCTAATATAAGAGAATCTATAAATGCTGTGGAGGTTGCTGCAAGACCTATAAGACCATTGGCTAATTCTATAAGACCATCAAAAAAATCTGACCAGCCTGGAATCAATTCTGCAGCCGTTATTGAATTAAAATCTGGAGCTATTGAATTAGGAGCTATTGCATTAATACCCAAGCAAACTCCATACATAGGAAGTTCTGATTCACTATAATTATCTTCTCCCTCAGCTCCCGCTAATTCACTACCTTTGATTCTATAATATGTTGTTGGAGTGGCACTTGTGGTATTCTGTCTTTGATATGACTGCGCTTCAAAAACTTGTTCATTCGGCACAAATCTATTAGTTAAATCAAATTTTGGAGTATATTCTATTTCATAAGTTTTCCAAATCTTAGCAGAGTTTAAATCAATGACCTCATCCGTTATTCCAACAACATCGCCATATTCGTCCGTTGTGATTTTTAAAGATTTTCTGGTTTTTACAGAATCACCAACCTCAGTCACACTAACCACCTGACCAACAGCTCCAGAAGTTCTACCCATTATAAAATCATCTTTACCAAAAACTCCATATTTTGTATTAACATCAAGTTTAATTTTCACATTGTCTGGAGTAATCATATCATTATAAGCATCTATCACATCGGTAAAGTCTGGAAACCCCGCTCCAAAAAAATCGGACGAGTGCTTTAAACCATTAAGAAAATCATTTATATCAGTTGCTGCTACCAAAATCGCAAGAGCAGAAACATTAACTGAACTTCCAGCATAATTAGGTTTTCCCGCCCTTATTTGTTTTGTTATTTGTACTCTTTCTGAAGGTGATAGTTCTGTATCTGAATTCTCATACAAATGAAAAGACTGATCCGCGGTTGCATCATAACCACCAACAGCCGACCCCTCCACCGAATATGGGCCTTCAGCATAAATCTTTGTTTGATTAATCACTCTAAATTTTGGAACATCGCCCTCATCATCAAATGCATCTGACATGATTTGTAAACAATCTGGGGCAGAAAGTGAAGGAAGAGGGTCTACTTCCTCTGCTTCTCCTGTCCAAGTTGCGGGGTCATATCCCCCAAGAACAAGCCTTAGAGGAGTCACCAATTGTGGAATGGGTGGTGTAAACTTGGAGTCGCTCTTATTTCTACCCATTCTATCCCTGTAGTCTCCAGATAGGTCTACTAATTTTAAAGATTGAGTATACGCAGTCTCTACTTCATTGGGATTATATGATTCATTAAGAAATGGTGAATCTGGATTATAAACTCTACTGGTTTTAAATAGAATTTTTCCATCCTTGTCTGTCTTCATCTCAAGACCATAAGTATTCTGAGATTTAGCATTCAATTCCTGTGGATTTACAATCAAGGAATAATAACCAAGGTTTCTATAATCATTAAGAGTATTAAGAAGAGGCTCAGCAGCTGCTTTAATAGCAAGACCGATTGGATCTGCAAATCCACCAAGAAGGAGTTTAGCAGCGTCAGCAATCGTCTGTACAACTTCAGCTAGTGCTACTACAGACTCTGCCGCAGATTTTGCAGTACCAGCTATATTGTCTACTATACCACTTTCAGCTAGGGTCTTTTGTTCCCAAGAGGCCATCTCTTTCCTTTACAAGTATTTCTCTTTGTTCTTTCAACTTTTTTAAAGTCTCCTCAGCCTGTTTTTTCAAATCATAAACACCTTTAAGAGATTCTTTCACAATTTTTGGGTCTGGTTTTTGAAATTCCATTTATCCTCCCACAATAACTGTTGCTGCCGAACCCATAACCATAGCACCACAAGCACCCTTATCCATCATTCTTGCTACTGGTTTACTCTGTGCCATAACTGAAGTAGAAGCCGGGCCAATAGCGCCAGGATGTGCAGAATTGCCAAGAATATGAATTACTATTTGATCTCCTGTAACATGAGGAGGCACATTCATTACAAGAACCGTCACCGTAGTTGGAATAATAGGACTTGGTGAAAATCCAGTATGACCCATTGACATATCACCTGTTATTGAACATGGCATTCCCATAATAACTCCTAAAAAGATGTAAAATGTCCATTAGCATAACTATTTGCTAATTGTTGAGAATTTGTAATTGGTACTTCTGTATCATCAGTAATTTCTGTTCCTGCAGCTACTACAACACCACCATCATCGTCTAAAATATCTTCTCCATGATATCCAGTAACCACTGATTCAGAAACATAAGAAAAGGCTGTATCTTCATTTACTGGTTGTTCATTGTTTTTTGGGTCACTATAAACCGATAACATATCATCCCTATCAGCATTCAAATTTTTATAAATCTTTACACAAAAATCTTGATATGCATAATCACTAGAATCATAAGCATGACTACTTCCAAAGTCCGAAGTATTTTTATACGCTTTAATTGTACCCCATATTGGAATATGAAATCCCTCATCCGGCCCGACAAAAGCTATAATATCAGTTCCAGAAATCATAGGGGTGTTATTCTGTTTCTGAATAGAAAAAAATGCAGAAGAATTTGCAACTGGAAACTTGTTATCAACATAAGTCAAAGTATATCCACCTTCAGATATTGTGGTATCACCAATATCATTATCAACCTGTACTCCAGCTCTAGAATAGCTTTCTCCATTAGCATATTCAAATGTAAATGAAAGAGTTTTAATAATATTGGCTTTGAGATTATTCGCATAGTGTAAGGTTTTAAAATATCCAGTAGGTAGTCTCTCTATATTATTTAGAACAACAGATGTATTTGATTGAGTTATTGTTCCTGTTGTTACCGTCTTATTTAAAGCTTTCGTTCTTGCGTCTAAAAACTTTGGATAAAAAGAATCTAAAGACCGCACTCCCTTGTTATTTACACCATCATAAGCACCATTTGATGATAAAACTCCTGTATCGGCATTTATCTTTAATCCAGCAAGTGTGAACAATGAATGGTCAGTCTGAGTATCTAGCGGGCCTTTGCAAGTTACATTATACACAACATTTCCATACGAAGAATTTGGATAAAATTGATATTGATCTTTTGCAGATGTTACTATTGATGAGTCATAAGAAACAATTACTTTATCATTTCCAGCATTACCTCCAGCTCGTATTGTAGCCTTTATCGGCCCACTCATAGATGCAGAACCTGTATACAACCTTGAGGTAGAACTTGTGCCAGAACTCGTTCCAGATTGATAATTATAATCTATCAATCGCGAGGTGTATCTATCAACAGTTTTATCTCCAGACCATGATGATGTTCCACCAACAGTAAAAGCATCACCACCTGTAAATCCATGTAGTGCCGTAAGATGATATCTATAATAAAAATTATTCGAGTACACTACATACATATTACCATTTGCGTGCCACCGATAGTCATAAGAGTATTCCCTAACATCATCAATATAATCTATGGATACTTGGTCTTTAAGAACGCCTCCAGGCTTATCAATACCATCATAAGTCTCTATTGTAAAGGTTCCAGAAACAGATACAGATCCATCATTCGATGAAAGACTCAGGGGAACTCTGTAGGTAAAAACAGTTGCATTTGTTACTGATGAAACCATATGCCACCCATTTAGCTGAACTTGCGAACACCCCGACACATATATTCTATTGTTTGCGTCAGCTAAATTGTGATTCCCAGAAGTGGTAACTGTTGCTGTCGCGTGAGTGGAGCCGTCTGGTGCTATTGATGCTGTACCAGTAACAGTTAGGGGGTCTAGAGGTTCAATAGCGAACATCTTGTCTTTTGTTATTTCAAATTGTACTCTACCTTTTAATGGTTGTGTGGTTCCAGTTGGAGTTAAGCCGGGAGCCCACATCTCCACTCTTTTACTGCTGCTTGTTCCACTAAAAGTGCACCATTTATAAATATCTTGCTCACTCTCTTCGTCCCTATGATGAAACACCAATATGTACCAATTGGCAACTATATTTGAGCCTCCAATATTTGTTTTGCCGGGGAATGTAACTGGTGCTGTTCCAGTTATATTATCACCAGTACCCGACCAAGATACACCCCCTGCTGCATAAGGTACTCCATAATGGCCACTCGTAGACCTACCCGTGACTGTAGTTCCGTTTCCATCATTAGTAACTCCAGAATTCGTATGAAACCCAGCAGTAGAGTTGATTGTTGATGCCACCCAACCCACATTAGCTTCAATATTAGAACCTAAAGAATTTCCATCAGAATATGCAAGGATTGGGCCGTAGGATAATGTACCACTATTCCAAGACCCAGAACCAGCTATATTTCCTGAAGCACCCCCGCTCCCAGAATCTATAAAAACGACATTATTTTGATATGCTGGATTTCCACCAGTTGGATTAGCAGAACCTCCTATGCTACTCGTTATGAATTCACACTTCTCATAAACACCACCCACAATAACAACCATACCATTTCCAGATGGATTATTAACATATATCGTAGCTGTCTCTGTTACACTCTCTTCATTCTCGGTGTAAGTGTGAGTGCCATAAGTTCTCGCCTTATTATAATTATCTACCCCCGAATCTGTTGCAACAGCGTTATTATAAAGAACTTTATCTGTTACACCAGTACTCCAAATTAATGTTGGTATGCCCACTTTTCACCTCAATTTAACATTAAAATACCACCTTTAACCGTGGTCATTACACTACCCTCAACTTTTGCGTTTAGGGTTCCTTTTAATTCTGCATTCATTAGACTCTCTACTGATGCACCCAAACCCCCTGACAATTTCGCTGTTCCAGCCAGAGTTTCTATATTAATATTCCCAACTAAACATTTAATGTCAATACCACTCGGCCCAATTGTTATTGAATTTTCTGCTGCGGATAAACCATAAGATAATTTAACACTAGTTGGCCCAAGAGTAACTGTTGAAAGGGATTCTCCAGGCACCCCAGGCCCTCTAAGAATAGTGCCTGTTGCACCTATCTCAAGTGCTCCCAAATATATTAAATTTGTGCCTCCAAGTATATTAACAAATTTTCCACTATTAAGACTTGGTAAAATGCCGGCTATTTCTACACCAAGACCACCAGTTATGGAAGATAAAGTTGTAGCTACCATATTCAATCCCATCCCAGAAGAAAGCCCAACTTGACCTCTACCACTCAACTGCATAGACCCAGCTCTACATGCATATTCTCCACCAACTTTCAAAGTTGAATCGCCTGAAACTTTATCTGTATGTTTTGAAGTCTGTATTTCTCTATTAAATGCTTTTGCTTTCATTGTTAACGCACCACCACCCGCATCAAGTATAATATCTTTAGCATTAACAGCAAATACGTCAGTGGGGGTATTTACTGCAACAGAACCTTTTGCATCAAATTCTATTGAACCTTCTGTTTTATGAAAATACCCTCTGGTTGAGAATATATCAAGCTTCCCCTCAATACTCTCATATCGGTTACCTACCACCCTCCAGTAATCGTTATTTAAAATAATGTGATAATCTTCATTTACCACCTTAGTAATTCTTTGACCAAGAGAACCTATTTCTTCAAAAGTTCCTGTACGATGATAACGATGAAGCCTTTCAAATCCTGGCGTATCATCCATCTCAATTAGATGGCCACTCTCAGTCTGATGAACATGATTATATGGATACTTAGCGCCGTAGATACCAGTAGGGTCTGGCTCCATCCATTTATCTTTGGAGTTTTCAGCAACACTAAAACCAGTACCCAGCTCTTGTCTCCAAAATTTCTTTTGAGCAACAATCCCAAATTGACTTAAAGGACTCGTTGTTGGAAAGTTGCCATAGAGTCCACGTGCCATTCTTGGCGTTGTGGGTTCACCTAAAAAATTAATATCTGGGTATCTTGACCGTGTAGCTTGTTCTTCTAAAATGACCTGAAAAATAGGAGAGTCTGACTCAACTGAAGTTGAACCAGTTTTTGAAATATCTCTTTTTGTAGCAGGATCATCATTTGTAAGTTCACTTCTTAAAGCTTTGTGTATAATTTTTAATGGTGCTCTTGGAACTCGGGCTTCCTCGTCTGTGTCATATTTTAAAAGTTTTCTATTTGCCCCCTGAAGAGGATGTCGGTCTT